GGCCAGGCCGTAAGCCACCAGCAACGGCACACGCGCAACATGCAGGATATTGTCCTGCTCGCTCTGGCTCTGCCAGTGCTTGATGTTCAGCAATGCCAGATTCAACAGGGGCGGAGATCCACGCATAAATCCTGTGCGCTTCGTGTAAAGCGTTACCAGTGGAATATCATCACGACTGGTTTTCCACTCTTCATGAAGCGTCCATTGAGCCTCGCCATTGTCGCCCTTGTTGCGACGGTATATTTCAACCTTGCGCGGCATGATATGGCGAATTTGCTCCACCTTCGTCTGTCCGTAATCATCGCCATCGACAATGATGACCTCCTTGATGCGAAGGTCAGTCAGTACCACTTTCCCTTTGACCACCTCCGACTTCCAGCCGATAACCTGCCGGGGATTTAGCATTGTGGCGTACGGACGAGAACCTGCGGCGATTTCGTCAGCTCTGGTTTTTACCGCCTCTGAGTCAACTTTCGGGAAGTCCACCAGCGCATGAACCAGGCCATACTGGAATCCGATACTAAAAAATTGCTGTGCCCACACATCGAGCCGGTTTCCTTCCATATCGATATCAGGGGACAGATCCTTAATTTTTTCAGGGGAGTCCTCGCTAAGAACCGTCGGCTCGGCAAATACGCGTCCGATGTTTTGTTTAATCGCTTCCTCATAGGCAGGGAGTAAAGTCGCAGCCGCTAAGCGCTCCTTGTAGCTGTCGGGATCTTCATTCGGCCATTTCGGGAGATATACCTTCCCCTGACGACGCATTTCCAGCGTTCCGCCCATCAGCGCATCGTTAATATCCCACGCCTCAACCATGTCGTTATAGTCGAGGTTGGGTGTTGAAATATCAGGCATGGTTTTACATCCGCAGTTGGGTAACTTTCCCGGTTGGTTTGACGATTGGGAACTGTTTCACGATGAAGTAGCCACCAGCATCGTTAGGGTGATCGTTATCGGCCTTTTTGTCAGGCTCGCCGTTTTCTCCCCACACCTGCTGTTCAAGCGATTCTGTGTATACCGGGCAGCGCTTCACATTGACTTTGTAGCGACGCTCACCATTTCCATTGCAGAACATGGCATTCATTGAATTGATACGGTCTTTTACCGGTGGGTTTGAGTCGTTCACTATCACGTTGAAACCAGCCTGCTTGAGCTGGGCGATATCCGTAGTGCTGGCATGAGCTGATTTACGAGAATCACCTGAGGCGTCAGGATAAATGTAGATCTCCCGCACCTTCCGGTAGTCATGGCCGTCATACAGCCAGAACCGCTCTTTGATGATGCGAATGATGTCCGGAGTGTCGTAAGCCTTAATGATTTCCGTAACGGCACAGGGAAGCCCAAGACGCAGCACATGAACAATTCCGGCCATTTTCCCGACGTTAAAGTCCATACCAATGTATAACGGTTCGCCGGGCTGCTCTTCTTCCTGGCAGTTGTTCAGCTTACGATCGAACTGATGGTAAATGGTCCCGCTGGTCAGGTTAGTAAACAGTCCGCGCAGATATGCCTTAATTAGCTCTGGCGGGTAAGATTCCATCAGGGACGGGATGTAATCCGCCGGCAGGTTCTTTTCGTTGTCGAACGTCGAGGCCTGCACCAGTCCATACAGCATTGAAAGCGAAGGTTTATCGCGTACTGCCTTTGCGAACTGCTGATAGACGAATTTAAATCCTTCCGGCGTCGTGGTGACGTCGATTCCGTTACGCAGACCGGGTACGTTGTAACGCATACGGGCAATGATTTTCCGCCAGGCTAACTGCGCTTTTTTGGCGGGCATTACGTCCAGCTCATCTATCAGAGCGTTTCCAATTTTGAAACCCACGATGGTATGCGGCTTCTCCATAGAACGGCAGATTGTTGTTCCGCGAAACTGGCGCCCAGCGTAGAAATGGACCTCTTTATTGCCCTCGTTGATTTTTACATTCAGCCCCCAGTCGTGGGCCACTTCTTCAACCGTTGGATAAAAGATATCGCGGATCTGCGGATACGTCGGTGCAAAATAGCCCTGGTTGATTTTAGGATGCTCCCACATCCCTTTGCAGATCCCGCCGCACCCCACCCATGTTTTACCGGAGCCAAAACCGGCCACGTAGGCTTTGAACTTATGTTCCATCGCAAGGAAACGGGCCTGTGGGATGTTAAGCGTCGGAGCTATCGCCATCTTCTTCCCTCACTCGCGCATCGACTACGTTGATATTGATTGAAACTGGCGTTGGCTCGTCATCTTCTGGATCTGCAGCCAGCTCTTTACGTAGTTTCTCTACTTCCAGTTGCCGGCGCTCGATTTCAATCTGCTGTAGACGCTGGGCGAACTCACTGTCAGCCAGGCCGAGACGTTTCATCACCGCCTCGTACATGCGCTCACGGCTGATGGCGGTTATCTCAACGCCATTCTTACCAAGCTTCACACCGGAATAGGCAAGCGCAGCATCCGGCGCCAGCTTGCGCGTATCGGCGAAGAAAGGCTGGCCGATGCCATCACCATTGCAGCGGGGGCATTCAGGGTTAGGTGCGCTGGTATGGTCGTAACCGTAACCGCCAACATCGAGAGGCTCACGACGTTTACGCTCAAGCGCTTCGAGTCGCTTCTCTTCGTACTCCACGGCATCACGCCATTGGTACTGGTGACCAAAGCCCCAGCAGTAGCGGCAGCTCCCGCGGCGATACTGAGAAAGCTGGTTGGCGTCGAACGTTGCCAGCCGCCACATCTGCTCAAGCACTTCATCAGCGCTGCCAAGCGTGCGCACGATGGATGCTTTCTGCTGCTGCGCAATGGCCTGCGCAACTGAAGTTTTCTGAAGCAGTTGATAGCCAATCTGTTCAGCGGTCTTCTTGCTGTAGCCAGCGCGAATAGCTGCCTGTGTGGCGTTGTTGTCTTTCAGGTATTCCGCGACAAATAAACGTTGTTGACTGGTAAGTCCGTCACCATCCACCAGCTCTTCTGCGCACTTTTCCTTTTGCGCAGTGCGCAATTTCTTCTGCGCAGGTTTTTGCGCAGTTTGCGCAGTGGGTTTCTTGATATATCGGCGGGCAGTAGCGTAATTCAGTCCCTGCGCTTCACACCAATCCTTCGGTGATACGCCGGTTGCGGCATGATCGGACAGGAACCGTTGCTGAAGCTCGCCCCAGTCCGGTTTTGCCATGGTGTTTTCCCTGAATTCTGAACATTATCGAAGCCACTCACTTTGAATAGCTTCTGTAATGCATTAGCAATCTGCATCAGGACGGGCGACTGCACGGCAGGCCCACATACAGGCTTCCTGCATTTTGGTGCGGGCGATTGCCAGGCTGCGCATAGCTTCATCAATCTCCCGAGCCTGCTCAGCACTTAACATTGCCGGGCCATTACGGACAGCCAACAATTCACCTCGCTCTGTATCGAGCAGACTGCAAAAATGCCGGCTGACACCTTTGAGGCGGTTCATGCGCTCAATGTCGCCCGCGGTTAATGTGCGATATCCCTTTACGGTGCTGCCGTCCTGCGGTTTAGCTTCACTCATTTCGTAGCCTTTTCGGTTGGTTGTTGTAATGCCTGCTGCTGGTAATAAAAATGCCGCACGGCGGCAGTAACTAGTCGGAGGAGGTCGCGTCGCGACGTATATTCAAAAGCTCTGTCAATGATGACCAAGCTTGAGTAATTTCGGCATCAAGGTTGCTAAGGAATACGCTTCTGGCATCCTGCGTGTTCCTTTCTTCAATACCTGCTGGTTCTTTGGCTTCAGGAGGGTCAGGAAGTCGCTCCAGTTTCGTGCAGGTCAGAAAGTATTCGCGCGCTTCAACAAAGCTGTTAAAGCCAGCAGTTATAGAAGTAAGTCCACGCGAGCCGCCTTTATCAGTATTGTTAACCTCAAACCCCAGAGTCCGGCGGTCGTCAGCAAGCTCAACCAGTTCGAGATGATAAAGGCCATCTTCTGATGAGTGACGCATCAAC